GTATCACAATTATGTCTAGACGCAAAGGCTTTTCTCGCCTCAGGATCGTCTATCTTAACTGCTAGATTAGATCCTCCGTCTTTAGCTCCGAAAGAAACTTTCTTTACTTTTTCTCCGTCTTTAACATAGACATAATATTTTTTTGATCCACCCTTCTTAGGAGTATTTAGTTGTTTATCCTCATCTTCTGATACTTCAACCATCGGTCTTTCTAAAGGGACATGCCGACCCTCATACAATCCAAAGTTAATATGTTCTAAAAATGTTTTCATTACTTTCTATCCTTCTCTACTTGTTTTTTCATATCTTCTAAGTTTTCATCAGCACCTTTAGTACCATTCCATACATAGCCTTTAGGTGGATCACCTGTAATCCAATCACCATCATCTTCTGTTGGTTCATTCTGTGATGGATATGAAGGTAATGCGAAGTCCGCAAATGTTTTAAGTTTCTTTATCATGTTATTTATCCCAATTTTTTGCTACTGTAAAATTATTAAAACTAAACTCTAATTTATCTACTATTTTAACAGCTTCACCTGCTTTGTCAATAGCTACATATCCTTCAGGATTAACTACTTTAAGTCCTGTATTAGTTTTAACAAATGTCTTAGCTAGTCCTTTAGCTGAATCTAGTTGTTTGATTATCATTAGTTTAGCTTCTACTAGAAATCTCATGAAGTCTATTACATTCTTTAACGCGTCTGTCGCTTTTCTTATCTCTGATAAGTGTTTATTTAAATTCGCTTTAGATGTGGGTGTATCACCCTTATTCTTTATCCACCAATCATTAAAGTGTTTGAAATACATTTGTACTACTTTTCCTGAAGCGGGTAATGTTTTTCCAGCTCTTGTATATGTATTTAGATAACTTTTAAACCCGGCTCCGGCAGCTGAAGCTCCTAACCCACTTTGCCATCTGAGAAAAGCGTTAAACTTACCTGAATTTATTTTTTGAAATTGACCACCGGCATTAGATAATGCCTTAGTTACTTTCATTGTATCAGAGGCTGTAAATGTACCTCTACCTGATACATCTTTAAATGTGGCATCGTCTTGCCATACAGTAGATGATTTACCTGGTATCTTAGCTCCGAATGAAGCTGTTAAATCTTCTATAGTTTTACCTTTGTATGTTGTATGCCAGACAATACCTATCTTAGCTTTTTTGATGTCTCTACCAATCTTTGAATCTACGGCTACGGCATACATGATCGTGTTAGGTTGAAATGTATAATGTGATTCTCCATCAATATCTGCTGTACTGACATCATCTGTAAACATCAAATCACCTTGTAGTATTTCAGTCATTCCTAGTTTTGCAAACTCGGCTAGAGCTACTTTAAACTTACTGGCCAATTCTCCTGACAAGTCAGCATTAATCTCAGCCTCTGTATGATAAAACTTAGGTGTCTTATTAAATAATGATTTCTTGGCAACAAAGAATTTACCTGTTTCTGGGTGTGGACCACAGAATAACGCAGGAGCTCCATCCCATTTGACTGTTACATTTAACTTAGCCTTTGAACCACCTTTAAACATATCTCTTAATGCTTGTAGAAATTGTATTGAACTACGACCACCAGCAATACCAAAGTTTAGAATCTCATCTTCTAGATGTTCTAAGTGTAAATTCTTACCGGCTGCTTCTGTTATAAATTCCATTATTCTAATTTCATGTGTGCTGCTGACCATTCAGACATTGATTTTCCGTATTTAAGTAATTGTAATGCTAATTTTCTAGCGTCTTTTTTATTCATTGAAGAAATTATTTGACATAACATTAATGTTTGAAATCTTGAATTAATAACTGCTTTACCTTTGTTCTCTGGTAAATTTTCTTTATTCAACATATCAATAAAATTCTTTTCATTCTTGAATGCATTACTATAATTATTCTTTTGTGCACCTCTAGCGAAAGATAAGTTTTTTCCTTTTATAATAGTCCAAGCTGTTTTTACTTTTTTATATTTCTTTAAACCTTCTTTTGTTAGTGAGTACTTACCTGTGTTTCTATTGTAATCTAATATATCAGCTCCACCAACCGCTGTAATTTGTTTCTTAAATCCTTGACCAGTAAATTGATCTAATAAAGTTAGTTTAACTTTACCTTGAACAGCATCAGCACCCTTTTTGTCTGCTTCACCAGTAATTACATCAGTAGACTTACCACCAAATATTCTAAATCCTAAACTTATTCCATCTAATCCCGGTCCTTCAAATTCAATCGTAGCTGCTAATGCCCATAATTTACTCATTTTTAAATTTATCTTTTTAAGATCGTATGGTTCTTTTTCTTTATCATAATTAATATAACTAAGTTTACCTGAACCCTTTTTAAGTGAAACACCAACAATACCACTAACACTCTTTATTGAATTATAACAGAAATTATTTAAATCTGTTAATGTTTTATGAGTAGGTAAAGTACCATACTCTAACCAAATATCAGCAGGATTCCATTTATCTAAATCTAATGCATCATTAAAGTTTTCTTTATATAAAGCTTTCGCTTGAACATTTATTGGATATTTAGTGTAATCTTTAATATATCTTTTTGGTGGGGTAGTTCCTATCTTTTGTATCAAAACATTAACTTGTTTTCTATGTGATAGAAACCAAGCCGGTTTTTCTTCCATATATGCTACTAATGTCATGGCAGACTTTTCATCTAAACCATCTACTTTAGACCAAACATTTTTATCAATCATTTTAATTTTAATATCTTCTTCTTCATCTTTAGCACCGTGTTGTCTCGCTGATAATACTAATAAAAATGATGTTTCATTATCTGTAGTGGCTGCTGTTCCTCTAGCTACTTTACCAGCTAAATGAACTGAATATACATCACCATCAAATTCAAACTCAAACATATCAAAAGCATGACTTTGATTACTCCCTTGTAATGGTGGTATAATTTTAATATTTGCAGCTCCCATATCTTTATCAAGTTTATCAGCAAATTGCTTTGAAGTCAAGTTTCCTACATTTGCAATTCTTCTTGATTTTGAAGCAATATCTAATCCTGGATCTAAATCAGCTATTTGTTGTTGCATAGCTTTTAAAGTCATTTCTACTGTTAGCTCAGGATCTTCGGTGAGGGCTGAATTATGTCTAACTGTATAGTCAGTCTTAAATTCAAGTGTGGGAGATGTTTCTGTAAGTTTGTCTAACTTACTTACTTGTGGTTCTTGGGATGTGTGTTGGCCAAAAGTCTTCATAAACAGTATTTATGTTTACTTTATTTTTGAATTCTGTGCTTTGTCAAGAATTCGTCAATTTCAGCGATCGCTGTGACTAATTCTTCTTGTACTTTCGGTTCTTTGTGGTCTTTTTTGAGCTTAATCAATTTCTTCTTCAAATCAACTTTCTTGTTGAGAAGTTCTATTAGGGGTATTTGTTTTATAATCCCTTTATTTTTAGTCACAGAGGTCATTTAATTGTTTTATTGTTTCATCAGCAGTAGTATGTAGTATTCCGATTCCACCAGCTTCTACCCAACACTCAATGTTTCTAGGTCTATCATCTATCAATATGGCTTTACTATGAGCAAACGCCGCTTTTTGACTACCTTTGAATGTAGGTATTATGATCCAATGATCAGTACAATACTCTTTAATCCAATCGATTTTATCTTTAATGACAATAGTTCTGTTAATAGTTCCGGCTGCTGTTAATATCTCAGTATGTATACCAGAGTTAAGAGCCCAATCAACTAATTTCCATGCATCGGGTAAAGGTTTCAGTCTTCTAAACAAGTGTTTAGAGGTTACTTCCCTTTTCCTGTCATTATAGACATCAGCGACATCGGATAGTCTAACTTTGTGTCCTAGAACTTCTGAAAGTCCTGACTCAAAATCAGCTAAAACACCGTCCATATCAATGAATAATTGTCTTACTTTTTTATCTTTATTTTCTAGCATACCCTTATTATACACTATTCGTACCCGCGGTATCAATACTTAAATTGTTCTTGTTTCTCTGCTGATACTCTCTTACCTGTCGCTGTGTTATCCATAACAGGTCCTATATCGACCAGTTCATCTTGAGCTGATTGTTCACAATCGAACAGTCTCATTTTTGATCTATCAACACCTAATACAAATCTCCTATGATATGTCGGATCATTGTATCGATTCTTTAACTGTTTAACCATGACTTGATCTAGTTCTTGCATTTCTTCTGTAGATATTAAGGCGAACATAAAGTCTGCCGTTGCTGGTAATCCGAATGATTCAGAAGTATCTTCAAGTCCTACATCAGTTGATACGAATCCTGTTCTGTTAGTTTGTGTCGCCGACATAATCGGTACATTAAACTCAACAGCTAAACCTCTTAGTTCTTCTGCGATACTCTTAATATAAGAATATGTATTCACATTACTACCAGGTCTGATTCTGAATGAACTACAGATATTAAGATAATCGATAAAGATCATTTCTGGTTTGAAATCTCTCTTTAAATCTAATTCTTGTAATAGATGTCGAATATGTCCACTATGAGCTGTCGCTGTTGGATATTCTTTGATGATCAATTTACCTTTAGTCTTTTCTCTAACTCTTGTAATCTTTTTCTCATACATCATCTTCGGTAGATCACCCAATTCATTCAATCCAATGTCTAACAGATTCGCGTCAATTCTTTCAGCGATCTTTTCTTCTGCCATTTCCATTGTAATGTATAGAACATTTTTACCTTGAAGTAATGCTGACGATGCCATGTGACACATAAACAATGATTTACCCACACCAGTACCAGCCATACATATATTCAATGTCTTGTTCGGAAGTCCACCTTTAGTTATCTTATTCATGAGTTCTAGATCAAACGGTACTCGTTCTTCTTCTCTATGCATGAACTCAAATCTTTTATCCCAATCTTCAATGAAGTCATGACCGATATTACTATCAAAAGAAACAGATAACGCTTCTCTTAGAATATCAGGAATCTCACCTGTATGACCTTCTTTATCTTGAATGATTGCTATAGAACTCATTACACCATTGTATACTGCTCTATCTTTACACCACTTCTCTGTTGAATCAGTCAACCACTCATCAGGTGTTTCTGATTGATCTTGTTTGATCTCTTGAATTAATACTACCGTATCTGATAGTAATTGTTGATCCACATCATCTTTCTCATCAATATCTATTATGAGAGCTTCTGGTGTTGGTGGTGTTTGATACTTTAAAAAGTATTCTCGAATTTGTCTAAATAGAAATTCTTCGTCCCTTTCCTGAAAAAATTCAGATTTTATGTAAGGTAGAGTTTTCCTAGTAAATTCTTCATTCTGTATCAGATTCTTGAGAATCGTCTGTTCTAGTCTGGTTGCCATATAAAAATTCTTTCTTTGCTACTTCGTTAATTTGATCAAGTACTTCTTGAGTGAAATACTTAGTTGGGTTATTGTTAATTGTCTTACCGAATTGTGTTGTACCATCAGGTAACTCAACTCTAGTAGATGTTTGTTTAAAGATACCATACTTGATAGCTAAGTCTAATAGACCATAGTATCTATCTAAGCCTGACTCGTATCTTAATACGACATCTACCATTTTATTTTCAATCGTAAGTCTTGATTTCTCATTCTTACAATGAACAATATTTCCAATAACATCTTTTCCGTCTTTCTCTTTCTTCTTAGACAAAAAGATGATTGATGATGCCGCGTACTTGAGTCCGCTACCTCCACCCATAACTTTCTTAGCAAACAATCCCATTTCATCATAAGTATGATTCGTTACGATCAATGGAACACCGGCTCTTCCGAGTTTAAGAGTCAAAACTCTGAACGCACCTTTTACTAACTGTGCTCGAGTCATATCTCTAGTCTCTGCACCTGATGCTGTGTCTTCAATCTCTTTAGTTGTTGATAACATACCAAGAGAATCTAAAACAAATAACATTTTCATATCTGTTTTATCTTTGATATATTGATCAAGAACCTTAATTGATTGAGTTCTAAACTCCTGTACTGTTGTTACCGGTACAATCACGATTCTAGAAGAATCAATTCCTCTTTCCTCGATCATGTCTTTTGTTATTGCACTCTCTGATTCGAAGTAAATAACCGCTGAATCGAGGTTATCATCTAAGAATTGTTTACACATTCCTAGTGCAAAGAATGTTTTACCTGTAGCAGATTCACCAGCTAATGCTGTGATCTTATTGTTTGGTAATCCATCATATATTGAACCAGATAAGAGAGCGTTAAAGATGTACGAACCTGTATCAATGTATCCACTAACATCGGCCGCTTGTACTCCGTCTTCTACAATAGAAGCGAACTCATTACCTGTAGTTTTTATTAAGTTTTTCAAATAACTCATTATATATTATCTCCATAATTTATTTATTTCTGATTTCTTTTCTCTTTTTTCGTATAGTTGACTCATAGTCTATAGCTTGACGAAATTCTCGTTTAAGAGAATTCAATTCAACTAATAATAGAATTAAAAACACCCAACCTACTAAATGTAGAGTTAAGAAAATGTAAGAAATCTCATTCATATATCTATTATAACACCAAACGCTTATAGGTCAAGGTGTTTATCCAAAAAATTCATCAAGTGTACTAACGGGTTCCGTTGTCCACCCAATCTTGTTTAATATTACGCCTAATGGT